AACCCAAATCTGTTCAGGTACTCCAAGATCATTTTTAACAAGATACCAATAAGCGTTACCGGTCAACTCCTGATAAACCGTCGAAAGCTCCCACAAATCAAATTGGTTCATGAACGGATTAACATTTTGAAATATGTCAATAATCGGATGGTCAATAACCTCTTCAATATCTGCTGATGCCATAACTGATTTTAAACGTTTAACAGTATGCAAACTTTGCAAATGATTTTTTTGTTCTTTTGATATCCGTTTGGTAGGATGCAACAGCTTTGTGTTTGTTGCTGGTTTTGCAACGTACAGTCTTAAATTTTGTTGAGCAACAGTCAAAGCGTTTTTATTAGCACACACATAAACCCATGACCTATAAGCATTGACCATTGCTTCATAGTTCTCAGGAGTAACATGCATCAACCCTGCAGACCATGCTGGCATACTGACACGGGTTACTTTATCATCAACTTTTGCCCGTTTTATTTCTAATCCGAATATTTTCATATTACCCCGATTGTTGGCGAACTAACTTCAACAGGCCAATAGCACATCATAATTGCATCTGCTTCATTGGGTGATTTTGTTCCGTCTGGTGTTTTGTTAATCAACATCTTTTTAGCCCCGTCATGCTTATATGTCGGCTGTGAAAGCTGATCTGTGATATCGTGGATATTAGGTAAGTCAGAAGGCAAACTGATAAGCTCATCAAAAGGATGATTTATTCCCTTAGTAACAGCGTTATATGTTTTTTCAAACCGTCGTCTTAACATCCACCAACCTTGTGCCTTAAGATTGGCATAAAAGTCCTTGTTTAAAGGTGTTTCATCATTCTCAGGGTTGATATGTTCGTCAGGATTTTGTGGGCTTGCAGCAGCATTCCATGGAATTATTTTGATATCATCCTTTGTCAAAATGCCTTCACGGACAAGCCTATTCGATTCAGATTTAACCCCTGAACCTACACCAATGCAATCATATTGCAATTCAATTGCCCCAAGTCTTTGGGCATCAGAAATTGCCTTTAATGTTGTTTCTCCAACATCCTCAACAATATCAGACCAAGATTCAATATGTTTTAAAACTACGCCTTTTCTGTTTGCATGAGCGTTTGCATCCAAACCACCGTCGGCAACATCCAAAGCAGATATCGACAAACCGGAGTCATTAAACCCGAGTTTTATATGAGCATCGATAGCAGATTTCACCCATATAGAAGGTATAACAACACCTTGGACAGCAGCAGCATAGTCCCGGTCAACCTCTTGAGCGAAAATATGCCCAAGTCCTTCACGCGCTGCCTGTTCACGTCTTTGGTCATACCATTCTTGAGTCTTTGCTGGATGGTCCCGCCAATCCATTATAAAAATTCTTGTTCTGCCTGACTGGATTGATTTTCCTTTCTCCCAAACAACACCGGCTTGACGTTTACGTTGAAAAACGTTTCCGTTACCGTTTACTGATGAAATATCAATCTGAACATCTGTATTATCTCCAAGGGCTGCTTCAATCTTTTCAGGGTGTTCATAATGTGCCGATTCGTCCTTAAAATAAATAGCTTTACGACCACCACGCCCTATATTATCACCAGCCTCCCCGGTAATACTTGCCCCTGTTTCAGGGTTGATGATTTTCATATAAGACATATTGTTTTTAGAATCAAATCCTTTAGGAAGAAACCATTTAGGCGTGTACTGTATCAACATCCTGATTTTTTCAAAGATTGAATCCGGATCGCCAAGTTTATCTACAAGCTGCTCTTTTCTTGAACCCCATCCAATTGAAGCACCTTCATGAAATAACCAAAGCCACTCCGAAAAACCAGCACATACCCAAGTAGCACCCATATCCCGGCATTTTTCAATCAATCCATTCTCACGAGAAAAAAGACAATCATAAAGAAAGTCAATAAGCTCTCGTTGTTTATCAAATAATTGAAAAGGCATCATTGAAGGGAGATTTTTTGCAACATTGCGGGGATCATACGTCACAAGCCAATCATTAATAAAATCTGAGGGCTTGTCTTTGTAATATTCTTTTGAACCTGCCTGCAATACCGGATCAGATAAAATCTTTACAAATCTTTCATGTCGTGCTTTGAAGATTTTGGTATAATCCGGTGGCCAAGTCATCACTCACCTTTTAATAGTTGAGTGTAAATCTTGGCGGCTTCTTTCGGGTCCATATCGGATTTAATGACTTCAATTGGCTGACCTTCTGGTCCTGAATGTTCCATATTTTTAACGTCCCGCCATTCAGCAGGTTTTCGATTCTTCAACCAAAATATTGCAGCCGTTGTTTCAGGAGGATATTTTTTAATCGTTGGAACAATTAACGGTTCACCATTATTATTAAATACTTTATCCTCTGGATGCTCGTATCCACAAGCTCTTTCGAACAATGAACGCTCGACTTTTCGATCAGCTTCGGCCTTCCAATTTTTTAGGGATGTGAAAAACTCAGGATATCTTTGATTCCATTTTGTTATTGTAGAAACATCTATTAATAGAGCTTCTGCGAGTTCTTTTTGAGTGAATCCTTTTTTTGCAAGGAACTCTATTTGTTTTTTTAGATCTTCTGTAAGTTTTGTAGGTCTACCCATTTTCATATTATATGAAATAACAATATTGTCATAATTTGTCAATAGTTACAAAAATGCAATTTTATTAATACAAAAAAAGCGGTGAGAGATAGCCTTCTCTCACCGCTTAAGATACAAACTATTATCAAGAATGTTTTTTAAAATTATGATTTATATTCTATGCTTTTAATTTTACTTGCAGCATTTAGTGCCACATGATCACCAGCAAAAAAAGATCCAATAAGCCTTGTTAAATCATCTTCTTTATTGTTTTCTGGCAATATTACCATCCCACTTTGAATACCAAAAATAGCTGGTAATAACGCTTGAAATATCTCAGGGAAAACCTTTTTAAGTTCTCCTTGATCAATCTTCCCAATCCTTTTATTATACGACATCAATGCCTTTAATGACGCCGACAAAGTATTTTTAACAGTAAGCATAGTTGACGCTTGAATTTTATATTGATTACTCAATATTTCGTGATTTTTAAATTTAGCTTTCCATACGGTTGTAAATGCCAAATATTTTTCAACTGCATTTCTTGTTTGTGTTTCGTCTATTCCTTCATGAAATTCAGGCCTTGTGTCAAGCCACCAATCAAGAAAATCTGGTACAAATTCATTTTCCATTTCTTCAAATGTTTGCGGTCTTTCATATCCCTCTTTTCTACAAAAGCTTGTTATAGCTCCACGAATTTTTCCGGCTGTGATTTGATATGATGACAAAAGTTTTGATGCTTCAACGTAAGCCAATACTGGCAAATATTTTTCTTCCAATTTCAATTCAATTTTTCGGTTCATTGCTTTACCTTTCTGTTTTTTAAATATCAATTATTAATTGTTTTTCAAAATTCGATTTAAGATCGTTTAGGATATCAATCATTTCATTTATAACTTTTTTAGTTTCTTTCATTTCACCACCTGCGATTTCAACCTCCTTTCTTATTTCTGCGGCGTTTAATTCTATCTCTTTTTTAAAAAATTCCATCTTTATTGCTCTTGAATTATCAATATTAGATGGAGAATCCACTTTTATCTGGTCTTTTAATTTTTCAAGTTCTCTATCTTTTTCAGTTAGTCTCTTTGCCATTGCTGAGTTTTTTTCTTGAAAAGTTTTCTTGTCTCTCTCAGCTTTTTCTTTTGCTTTTTTTTGTTCTATCAAATCATCTTGATATTCTCTATCGATTTCAAGTCTAATATTATCTTCAAGTTGTTTGCGTATATCAATTTTTGATTGTGCAAGATCTTTTTTAGCTTGTTCTATTTCAGCATTTTTTGCAGCTATGACCTTGCTTGTACTTTCATTGACAGCATCATCAAACTTACTCTGCATTTCTTTTTTTTCAGTTTCAAGGCGTTGCCAATTATTGAGATAATTCAATCTTGATTTTTCGGATAATAGTTGGGCCTCTTGGTCTTCCGGTGATAATTGGCTATAATTACGGGCAACTGCCGGTTGTATATCACCATTGTCCAGCATAGTTTTTAATCCGGGGATTAGATTGTTTAGGTCGGGTTCCTTTTTTTCGTCGAGTTTTGCCTTGAGTTGTTTGAGTTCTTTATCTTTGGCTTTGAGCTCTTTGGCAAACTTGGTAGTTACTTTTTCACCGGCTACAATATGATCA